AAATATTGCGCACCCTGCTCGCTGGCTGTCTCCCAGCGCAGGGTAGCGAAACCGGCGGCGCTCAGCGAGCCAGTGAAGGAAGTAAGTACCACCGGCAGCGGGGCAGCTTTACGAGTAGAGGTGGCCGCGCTTACGCCCCCGATATTATAAAGAATAGCCGAGCTGTTCGCATTCCACTCACTGGCAGCAATGTAGTACCAGGTGCCGGGTCTGAGGCCCGTAACGACTACTGAGTGCCCCGTTCCATTATACACAACGTGCCCGGCGCCCAGTGGTGTGCCTTGCCCGAAAGCCGGGCTGGCCGCCGGGTAGAATACGTTATCCAGGGGTCTGAGCGCCACGGGCTGGCCACCCGGTGCCAGGGCAATGCCAACAAGGCGGCCCTGCCCGTCACCCGTTTGATTCCCAAATGACAAGTACATGCTTGTGCTCGTCACGCTGTCAATGCTCACCTCAGCCCCCGAGCTTGGGGCGCTGAGGTTTTGGGCTGTCGCCAAGTAGGGCAGCAGACAGGCGAGCAGTGCTACCAGCCACGTCGTGCTGCGGTATGTGTTGCGGTTTCTCATGTGGTTGTATTTTCAGGTTGGGCGGCCGGGGCCGCGGTAGATTTGGGTGGGTGGCGCTGGGCTTCATCGACCACTAAGGCGCCGAGCTTGCTGGCGAGCAGGGCTTTGAGTGCTGATTGGAAAAGGCTGGCTGCGCCTTCCTCCTGCACCTTGAGGGCTACCATTTTGGTCAGCACTTTTTTACCCCGCACCGTGAAAAGCCAGCCGAAGACTGCATCGGCCAGTGGCTCGTAGTAGGGGTAGCTATTGATGGCATTGCGCACCACGCCCATAATGATGAGCGTAGAGAGCATGACCCCGCCGAGGCGCGTAAACTCTGCCCATTTGAAGCGCTCACCTTTCAGCTTTTTTGCTACCTGATACCCATACCAGCCATTGGCCAGGTCGAGGAACAGCAGCAGAAAGAGCGCGCTGGGCGGGTTCCATATCCAGCGGGTACAGAAAGCAACAGTACTGGTTAATAACGTACTAGCGGCCAGCCATTTGAGTACGCCCGCGCCATACACCTGCCAGCCTATCGCACCAGACAACAGGTCGCCTCCACTCTTGAAGCCAAGCGTGGATAGGATGCTGTGGTAAGTAGTGCGGAAGGGCATTGTACTAGCGCCCGTAGGGGATGGGAGAGAAGCGGTCGGCAGGCCGGTGAATGGCTTGCACAACGGGGCTGGGCACGCGGCCGGGCTGCGTGGCGCCGCAGGCAGTAGGTTGCGGGTAGAAACCTGTGAAGCTGGCCGCATTGGCTTTGAGCCAGGCCTGCAACGCTACCTCGTAAGTGAGGGCGTCACCGTCAAATACAAGCGCCTGCCGGGCAAGGGTTCGGTCGTCCACCGGCTCGCTGTACTGGCTGGTCTTGCGGACGGTGCTGTGGCTGGTGACCGTAGTTTGTGAAAATGGCCAGTAGCGCGCCAGCGAAGCATTGGCCAGCACGGGTACGCACTGCTTGCGCAGCTCGCCCCACGCGCCCGCCAGCGGGGCCGGCACGGTAGTAGCCGTGAAGTTGGTGTCAACGCCTGGGAAGATACCGGCATAGGCACTACCATCGGCCTTGTCAAAGGCGTAGTGCTTAGGTTGAGTGCTGTAGTCGCTCGGGAAGTCCACGAAGCTTACCGACCCATCCGAAGGGTCGGTAATTTGAAGCGACACATTGCCGCCGCTAGTGTTGGCAAGCTCGTCAAAGCGAAATTTCTGCGCGCCCGCAGCCCGAAACACAACGCCACCAGCTTGACCCGGCGAGCCAGCGGGCAAGGTTGGTGATAGCGTAGTATTGTAGACAACCGGCGGGGTTGTACCCGTGGCTTGCAGCACGTTGCGGCGAAGCAACTCATTAAACAGGGGCGCGGTGAGGATAGGCACCAGACGGTTTAGCTGAGCCGCCAGGATATGCCGGCGCATCCTGTCCATGTCGAGCGACTCGGGCAGGTCGGCGTAGTCCTTAAAATCGGCTTTATCCAGCAGCAGCGTCAGGTCCATTTGTAGCAGCAGTAGAGGCGGGCACTCCTGAGAGGCTCAGGTTTTGTATCGAGTAGTTTTTGCTTGGGCAGAGGGGGGCGTTGGGCTGGTCTGGGCGTTGGAAGGTGCTGAAGACTGCCTCGAAGCCACGCTCAATTAATCGCTGGTCGGTATTCACGACCATGTTTTGCACGTACTTGGTGGCGTCGTCCATCTCCTGAGCAGTGCCCAGCTTGCCGGCTGAGGCCTCGCCGTAGAGGGGTGTAGGAATCTGGAATACAGCCCGTATGTCAGCCTTTAGGCTCTCGCCATCGGTCTTATATCGCTGGCTGGCATCGGGCGCTTGCAGCGTGGTTATCTTCGTTGCCGTTTGGTCGGTGGCGGCATAGAGCAGCATAATCTTACCGCCCTCTTCGCCCGCAAACTGCCCGTATTTCTGCTGGTTTGCCAGCTGCACCTCCAGCGTGGGCGTGTCCGTGCCAATCTCCTGAATAATAACCTTGTCTTGATAGCCGCTGCGCACATCGTTGCGGCGGCTGCGCTTGAGCCGCGCTTCGGTTTCCATGTCCACTTCTACCGCCTCGTACACCTGTTCGGGGTACAGGCCCGCTTCATCAAGAAATGAGCAGTAGACTTCGCCTGGGTAGGCTTCAATGCCGCCCGGCCAGTTGGCTGCCCGCTCGGCCCGTTCGGCGGCCGGCTCCATCGGGTCATAAACCAGGTGCAGAGTCGGCTTTTGGGCGCGCCCCTTGGAGCCAGGTATCTTGGGGTGCAACTGGAAAACATGGTCAATAGCCCCGTCTTCCATCGGGTAGCCCAGCCGCACGTTTTCGGTGGGCAGGTGGTACGCGCTGCACGGGTTGCCGTTCAGGTTGATATTAACCAGTAGGGCGTAGCCCGTGAGCTTGCTTTGGCGGTCAGCAACGAGCTTTAGCAGCGCGTCCACTGTCTGCCCCCGCGGGTTAATTATCGCCTTGTAAAAGGTGGTGTCCTTGAAGCCGTTGCCCTCGATGAACTTGGCCTTAGTAGCCACGCAAACCTTCCCCGTGCCCGACAATGCCAACAGCGCGAGCAACTGCTGCGGCCGCCGGTCATCATCGCCCCACTTCACATAGTCTTTTGTTTCGACTGTGCGACGCTTGGGCTTGTTGTCCTGGGCGGTAATGGGCTGAATGGTAACGGACACGGGGAAGGTTTACTTAACGGTGGCTTACTCGGGGTCTTGCTTGCCGGCGCGGTGCGCAGTGATAGCGGCGCGCAGGTCGTCGTTCAGCAGGTCAGCGCTGGGCTCAGTACCCAACTCTTCGCGGTAGGTAGCCACCAGCTGCTCTTTGTTCTGGCGCGAGATGGGCAGGGGCTTCTCGTCGTCGTCAGCATCAGATTTGCCGGCTGCGCCGCCCGTCGAGGCGCTGAGCTTGGTGCCGCCAGCAGCTTGCCGACGCTCCTGCTCATCAACCACGGCAGCAGCCAGCTTGGCATAGTCGATGCCTTCGGCGGCCGAGGTAGCAGGCTCCGTTGCGGGGTGCTCGTCAGTTTCTCCGTTTTCGAGGTTGGGCGGCAGTACCTTGAAGAACTGGGCCGCCTCGGGGTCGTTCTTTAGGATATACCGGGCCGCAGAATCGGTCAGGTTGTCGTTGGAGTAGCCTATGCCTAGTCCATGCGGGAACAGGGTAGTGCTTTCGCTGTGGAAGCGGGCGGTTGACGTGCTTTTGCTCACGGTCGAATCGGTTGAGGTGGAAGGGGAATTGTCCTGCTGGTCGAGCCAGCGCTTAATAGTGAAAAAGGCGCGGCCCAGTACGGCCCGGCAGGTAAGGGTTGGGCAAACCGGCGCCTGGGCCGGCCAGATAGCATCATGCACCGCCGCTACTTCGGCAGCCTGCGCATTATGAGCACCGGCGGTTATTAGCCGCCGGGCTCGGTCGAGTAGCTCAGTCACTAGTTGTACAGCGCCTCAAAGGCGGCTAAGGTGGCAACCGGGTCAAAGACCGGCGTGGCGCCCGTGTTATCCATCACAGAGAAGAAGTCGGCCAAGCCTTTCTCCTTCGTGCTGACAATCGTGATTTCGGGCGCGCCGCCGGTGTCAGCATTGGCCGTGTCGGTGTCGGCCTTGGTGGCTTTGAGGCCCGCATTCAGGCCGTACACCAGCACGTTGCCGTTGTTGTCCTTCACGAACGATACCGTGGTGTCCTTCGCCAAGTCTTCCACCGTGGCGTAGTCTTCCGGCGAGCTAGTAAAGGCTACCAGGTCCACCTCGTGGGTGTAAACGCCTGAGCCGTACTTGGTTGGCGTGAACTTGGCGCGGGCGTTATTGCTCTCGCCCATGCCCACGAAGGGGAAGCCCTTCTTGCCGGTTTTTAGGGTAATGCTTACCCGCTTGGGGTTGGTGGCATCGCGCACGACGCTGGCAATGTCGTCCTTGCGAACTTGTACGAGGGTCGTCTGCAACCCGCCGGCAGTAGTTTCGCAAGGGGCGGCGATGCCGCTTTTGACTTGACCGCAGTTTAAGGCCATAATAAATACAGAAAGGAGGTGAGAAAAGAAAAAAGCCCGGCCGGGTGGGCCGGGCCTCTCTATTACAGATACTTGCAACCTACCAGGCAGCGCGGGTCAGGAAGGGCCGCATCACTTTGGCATCCATCTTATAGTTGCCGCGCATGTGGGTATACTTCGTCTCGTCGTTGTGCCAGGCCTTCACTTGGGTGGCAGCGTCGTAGTTGTCGAAGCCCAGTTGCAGGTTTTCTTTGGTCGTGAGCATCGCACGGTGGGGCAGGTTGGCCTTGCCATTTACCACGAAGTCAGCGGCGATAATCTCATCCCACTCGGGGCGGGGCACGATTTCGATGTTGTTGAAACGCGGACCCACCAAGCCAGTCTCTACCAGCTTGAAGCTGGTTTCGAGGTTTTTGCTCTGACGCTCCAGTGCCCAGTTGTCGGCAATCGACTGAGTGCATTGAATGATGGGCGTGCCGAACGAGCCATTGCGCAGGCGACGGTCAGCGCCACCAAACAGCAGCGAGGTGAAGATTTTAGTAGCCTCACCGTCAGGAAGTACCTGTGCAGCCTGGTTAGCGCCTTGGTTGGCCTGAATGGTATAGGAATGCACCGAGGGGTAAACCGAGGCCAAGGCGATGATTTGCGGCCAGAAGCCGCGCACCTGGTTGTAGTTTTTCACGTCGGCAACGCCATTGGTCAGGCCGGCAGCTGTAATAGCAGGGTCACCAAAGAAGCCGATGCGGAAGATGTCGTCGCGCATAGCTATCTCCATCTGGTCCTGCACAAACTCGTTCCAGTAGTTGAGGGTCTGTATATCAGTGGCCCCCATGCCATTACGAATCTTGATAACGGCTTCACGCAGGTCGGGGCGCTTGTAGCCCACACCCAAGCCCCACTTCATGAAAGTGGCCTCGAAGTCAGGGCCGCACTCGGCAATCCAAGCCTCAAGCGGAATCGGCTTCCAGGTGAGCTTTTCCACGTCCATACCGGGCACACTGGGTACTGTGCCGCAGCCGGTATCAATAACCGTTACCTTGCTGAACGGCTTGGCAAAGAGAATATCAGTATCCCCTTTAATGTCGTCCGTGATGGTAACGATTTGCGTCAGGTCGGGTGACGCAAGCAGTGGGTCGAGAATCAGTTCACGGAACTGTTCGGGGCCGTAGGCAACGGGGGCAGCAGTATTGGCAGCGCCGGCAACAATAGTAGCCATAGGATTTTAAGCAGAAAAAAAGGCGAGAGATTAGGCAGCGCGGCGGCTACTGCTTGGCATAGCGAGCGGTGCGACGAGCTGCGCGGTTATCGCTGGCCGTTTTAGCGGGGTCAGCGTC